TGGAAGTAGAGCCATTTGGTGATTATACCAAGGTCGTTGAACCCGAGGAGTTGGTCCAGAAGGAAATCGATCGTTTGTTGGATTGTTATAGAAAGGGAGAACGTGCATATCCTATAGCAAAAGCCTGTAAAAAGGACGAGATCCTTTCTAAAAGGAAGTGTCGTATATTTTACAGCAACCCCGTTGCCCTAACGTTTTTAGTGCGCAAGTATTTCTTGCCTATATTGAGGGTTTTGCAATTTTATCCTAAAGTCTCTGAGTGTGCTGTTGGTGTTAATAGTCATGGTCCTGAATGGAATGAACTACATGAACACATATTTACATTTGGGGACAAGAGATTAATTGGTGGGGACTACGGAAAGTATGACCAAAAGTTGCCATCTCAGTTACTGCTTTCTGCATTACGTATCTTGATTGACTTTGCTCGCTGTTGTGAGTATAGTGAGGAAGATTTATATGTTATGGAGGCGATGGCTGGTGATTTGGTGTTTGATGTTATTGCATTCAATGGTTATTTTATAAGTTTGACTTCAGGAACTCACATTTCTGGCAATTCACTAACCGTAATATTGAATGGAATTTGCGGCAGTTTGAACTTGCGATGTTATTTTTATAGCAAGTATATGCCCAAAAATGGCAGCGTTTTGGCTTTTCGTGATTGTGTGAAACTCATAACGTATGGTGATGACAATATTGGATCCGTGCGTCCTGATATTGAGAATTTCACAATCAAAGGTGCTTCAGAATTTTTAGAAGCTCATGGTCAGGTTTACACTATGCCTGATAAGGAGAGCAAACTTGTGGACTTTTTACCACCAGAAGAGTTTGAATTTCTGAAGAGGGTGAGTGTGTATCACCCAAAGCTTGGAGTCAATGTTGGAGCGTTAGTGGAGAAATCCTGTTTTAAAATGCTCCATTTTTATCTTCGTGATAAAAATAGCCCCGACTCTGAAAGAGTGGCTTGCGCTAAAAATATAGACACTGCTTGTCGTGAATGGTTTAACCATGGAGAGGAAGTGTATGAGAAAAGGCGTAAGCAACTAATTGAGGTTGCAGAGAGAGCTGGAATTAGAAATCTTTGCGAGGAAAT